GACCCGCGACGTGTGGTGTTACGTCATACTCTGTAATAAAACTATTGACGAGCGGATATTCGAAAGTCTAAAAGACAAGCGAACATTGGCTGAGATCGCCTTGGAGGAACTGAAGTGAATTGGCCGGAACTCCAGAACGTGCTGACCAGCCTGACGGAACGAGAGGTATTGGACCTCTTGGAGGACGAGCGCCGTAACGCTCGGCGGTCCACATTCATCATACGTCTGCACCAGCGTTTTACGACGCTGCGGATGTTGCGTGAACGGGCCGAATTGATGAGAGAAATAGATGACACCGCACGAACTTCTAAAGCTGGCCGGGGACGTAATCGCCGAGCGCGGCGCTAACTACGGCGGAATCGAAGACAACTTCCAGTTGATCTCGGATCTCGCCAGTCTGCGCCTCGGGCGCGACTTCCATCCTTACGAGATCGCCGTCATCATGGCGTGCGTCAAGAATGCGCGTGCGTTTGCGTCGCCGAATCACCTCGACAGCCATGTTGACGCGATGAATTACGAGATGTTCGCGGCGACCTTCGCCGAGGACTACATCATGTCGAAGCAGGGATCGGAAGCGATTGCCTATCAGAAGAAGGCCGACCGCAAGCCCGCCAAGGCGTCAAAGCCGGCACGCGCTGCGAAACTTCCCGTAGTCAGTGACAAACTGAGCGAGCTGACTTCCTTTCGGGAGGCTCCGCAGTTCCCGCGCGGCGCGTAACTGCTGATCGACGGTATAATTTACGAGCGGAGGGCAACCCCCGCTCGTTGACTGACAGCCGCTAGAACCGACCAGCGTCAAGATCAGCAGCAGTTTCTTCTGTAGTTTTGGGTTTGGCAATTTCAGCCTGTCTCTTTCAATCGTGCTTGGTGCCGCCGGTCACGTTCCAGTCCTTGGCGGCGATAAGGCCGAGTCCGACCAGAGCGTTCTGGAGATCTTCCCAGTTGACCGTCTTCGTCTGCCATGCGTGCCACAGGACGGTCGCGAGCGCGAGAACGCCCGAGATGGTGGTGTAGGGGCTGTGAATCATTACATTACTCCTCGGTAATGCCACCCGATCTGGATAGCTAGTTTGCCTATCATTCCCACGGTCGCCGCCACCGCTGTGACGTATAGCAGGGTCAGGATTCGGGGGTCTGGCATAGTCGTCGAACCAAATCCTGAACTTGTGAATTGGTCTGGAGAGCCACAATGAGCATGGCGTCGAAACGGGCTTGCAGATCGTCAGGGGGAGAGGGCGGCTCAACGGCGTCTTGAGCCTTGATGATAGCGTCGCGATAATCGTCCGCTATGGCCGCGATCTCTTTGGCGCGGTCGGTGCCGTTGATGATACGGCGCGCGTTCACGTAGTCGCGTCGGCCGTCTGCAATATAGTCAGATAATTTCTTGCCGGTAAAAATGCCTTTGGTCATGCCGTCGAACATGACCAGAAGCGATGTTGGCCACTCCAGCGCCTTGTCCGGTGTGGCGGCGATACCGTAACGCTCGTAGTTGGCCTTCCACGTCAACTGGACAAGCCCGCGCCCGTAATAGGGATAGTAAGGCTTCGACTTCAGATACGCCTGCGAGCCATACTCCTTGATCGGCTGCATCGTGTGCGCCGTCTCCCACTTGACCGTGGCGAGCATATAGGCGAGCTGGTCGTCCGTGACGCCGCGATAGTTGTCGTCGCGGTAGTTGATGATGTTCTCCATCCCGACAACTTGATCCTGCGTCAGCCTGCCACCGAACAGGCTGTTGCGGACCTCATCGAAGAAGACGGCCAGATTCATCGATCAGCCTTTTTGGCGATCATGTCGCGGATCGTGTCCAGCTTGCCAAAGACTTGGCTAAGCGTGTTATTGAACTCGTCGCGGGTGACGTAGCGCCCGGCGACCAGCACCTCGATCTCGCTGACCTTGTCAGCCAGCTCCTTGTCGGCCTTTTGGAGTTCCTTCACAGAAACCCAAACGGTGTTGAGGATCCAGCCGCCCATAGCGCCGATAACGGCCACGGCCACGTCGAAAAAGATCTGTGTTTCGCTTGTCATCGCCTCGCCATCGCGTTGACGCCCTGTGTCGCGATAGGAGCGGCCAGCGGCGCAAATTGAACTGAGAAAGGAACGGCTGTCGGCGCGCCGCGCGTCATAGCCGCGACGTTAGCCGCTGCCCGGCGCGCCAGAGCGTTACGGACAGCCCTGCCGCCCGCGCCGGCCAACGCCGCCCCGCCCGCACCAAAGACTGCGTAAGGATCGTCGCTCGACAAGCCATACCCGCCGACAAGCGCCTGCGAGGCGAGCATAGTCGGGCTGCGCGTCGGAGAGACCATGCTGGCGAGATTGGCGAGCGATGAGCCCTCTTCGCCTTTGGCGATGCGTCGAATCATCGTCTGTTCATTAGGCGTGAACTTGCGCATACGGCCTTCGTTCTTGGCCAACGAACGGAACTGAGACTCGATGTTTTCGGCGGATCCGCCCGACAGATTGGCGCGGTCGATAAGCCGTTCAATCTCCGAACTTTTCGACATCATGCGGTAGTCACGGATACCGGACATGAGCGCGTCGGCGGCCTCTTGTGAATTGGCCCCAATAGCGTTTTTGCTATCCGTAATGAAATTATCCAAACGATCCGTCAGAATGCCGGCCATTCGGCGCACGTCTTTTTCGTTATCGCTACGCAAGACGCCCAGCATCTGCCGCGCGTTATGCAACCGCTCAATCGTCAGCGGCTGGCTGTCGAGATCTTTCAGCTTGTTAATGGCAACTTTAACATCGGCGAACTTGCTGAAGTCAGGATCGTATCCCTTCAGACTAGATTCCAGACCGCCCGCGAATGACTGATATGCCTGCGGGTCATACTGCACGCCCATAGAAGTAGCACGCTCAAAAGACTCAGAAGCGCGCTGCCCGAGCGCTTCGGTTGTCGGGGGCTTGCCGACCAAACCCATGAGCCCGCGCTGCCCCGCCGCTGTCGCGGACTCGACGCCGCGCTGTAATCCGGCTGCGCCACGCGCGCCTGCCAGACCGCCGACAAGGCTTGTCGCCAGAAGTGCGCGAGGATCCTCGACGCCCATCTGCTCGGCGCGAACCGGAGCGGCGGCTGCGCCAGCGCCAGCGCCTGCCTGCACAAGCGGGCGCTCGCCCATGGTGGTCATGACGTTACGCACGACGCCGGGAGCCGCACGGCGCGCCAGCACGTTCGCTGCGCCTGCGCCCGTCAGCGCGCCCGCGCCACCTTCAGCGGCAGCGGCCAACAACTCTTCGGCCTGCGTGCGGGACTTGAATGATTCCGGCGTCAGATACTGACGCGCAATGTCAGACGGTGTGCGGACCTGCGACGTGCCTATCTTAGGCGCGGCCAGATTATATAGCGTCGTCGCCAGATCCGCTACGCCGAGCGCAGCAGGTGCCGCGACAGCGCCGGCCGGGCCTGCGACAAGGCCGCCCAAACCGGCTGCGGCAGCGATAGGCGCGACAGCGCCGCCCGCGACTTCCGCCGCGCGGCCCATAGTCAGACCTTCAGATGGTTGACGCATCATAGAGACGCGCTCCATCAAGTCTTCCTGCGTTATGTCATCCGGCACATTTTTTACTATCGTGCCGTCAGGAAGCCGAACGTCCATTAGCGCCTCTTGGGAAGCTGACTGAAATCAATAACTTGCGGCCCTGCCGTAGCGGCTGGCGCAGCCGGCGGGGGCGCCGCTTCTTCGGGTGCAGTGATGCCACCGCGTCCGTAACGCGCTGAAAGATCAGCGATGATACGACGGACGGAATCAATGTCCATAGTCTCGTCAGACAGCGACTCCAACATACTTTTCAACTCAAAATTAGAGTCGAGTTCTTTGGCAGACGCGCCGGTAGCAGACATAATGTCTTTCAGAAGCGACCGACGAAGCGCCTTCAGTTCGTTACGCTGCTGCTGAGCGGGCGTCGCGCGAGCCTTCTCGACTTCCTGCCCGACAGTCGTGCCGGCAAAATAAGCCGTAAGATTTTCGGCTATATTGCGTCCTGATTTAGGAATAGCTTTAAGCTCATCCAACCTATCATATTTATCCTTCATCTTGCCGAGCGTCGTTTCGACGTTGCTCTGGCCCTTAACCTGCGTCTTGGTGCCGACCGTAAGCGGCTGCATCGGCGGCGGTGCGGGGGGTGTCGGCATAGCGGCAACAGGCTGCGGTGCTGCCATCGCGTTTACCGGCGCAGCCGGCGGGGCCATCATATTGATCGGCGGTTGGATTTCTGGGCCGCCCATGAACGTCGGAGCGCCCGCCGCTGCAAACGCCGGCACAGCGCGCGAGCCGGGCATACCCGTGCCGCGAGCGATATTGGCCTCCTGCATACGCCGCCCGGC